TGGCTGAAGGTGGACCGGCAAGAGCAGGGACTCCCTACGTTGTCGGTGAAAAAGGACCGGAGCTATTTGTCCCTGGCTCAAGCGGCACTGTGATTCCCAACGACCGCATGGGACAAATGGGCAGCGCGGCCGGCGGTCCCACGATCAACATCTCCTACAATATCCAGTCCGGCGTATCTCGTGCTGAGTTGCAGCCGATCCTTGAGAATGAGCGCAAGCGTCTGCGCGTCGAGATTCCCGACCTTGTGCGCCGCGGTGGTTCCTACCGGAGCGCCTTTGCCTAAGCCATGCCGATCTCCTATCCACTTACGCCGCCTTCGCCGTTCAAGGTCAGCAAGCTATCGCTGACCGGAGTCTCGGCGCGTTCACGCTCGGTGTCGCCATTCACCTTTCAGGTGCAGCAGTACAACTGGCCTGGGCAGGGGTGGCTCGGATCGGTGGAATGTCCTCCGATGGTGCGCTCGGACGCCGAGCAGGTCATTGCGTTTCTGTTGGCTGCGCAGCGTGGCACGTTCTACTTCCGCGACTACAGCAACAGCGCGCCGCGAGGAAACGTCACCGGCACGCTGACAGTGGCGAGTGCAACGGCCAACGGAACGACGCTAGGAATTTCTGGCGCGACTGGCACCTTTGCCGTTGGAGACTGGCTGCAAATCTCGACGTCGCTCTACAAAGTCATTCAAGTGAACTCATCAAGTTCTGTTGACGTGTTTCCAGTGCTGCGAGCAAGCTACTCAGCTGGCACGTCGATTGTGACCTCTAGTCCGCAAGGCGTCTTTCGCCTAGGAAACAATCAGACCGACTGGTCTATCGAGTTGGCCGGCATCTACGGCGTGTCCTTTTCTATCGTCGAGGAGATTCCGCAATGAGCATCACAGCAGCAGGCAGGACCATGACGGCTGGTATGGTGGCCGAGGTCACTACCGCGCAACTGTCACCCATCCTGATGGTCGACATGGAGTTTTCGACGCCCGTATACCTATGGACCGGGTACGGCACGCTGACTTACGGTGGGAAAGGATACCTTGGAATGGGCGATCTCGGCAACGTGGCGCCGATTGAAGAGACGACGGATCTGTCCGCGCGTGGCGTTACGTTTCAACTTTCCGGAGTTCCCACCGCGTTCATCTCTCTCGCGCTGGATGAAAACTATCAAGGCCGCAATTGCTCGATCATGCTCGGTGCGCTGTCGACGACGGCCTCGCTGATCGCGTCACCCGTGACCGTCTTTGTCGGTAAGATGGACGTGATGGCGATCTCGGACGACGGCGAGCAGGCGCAAATTACAATGAGCGCCGAGTCGCGACTGATCGACTTTCGGCGTGTCCGCGAGAGTCGCTACACCGACGAGGAACAGACTGCTATTGATCCGACCGACAAGGGTCTAGAGTTCGTGACGGCCATTCAGGAAAAGACGATTTACTGGGGCAATCCGAACCCGACGAATCCTGGTTTGTGGAATGGTGGCAACGACGCGCCGGAAACTGATCGCAATCCAGACCGCATTATATGAGCCGAGTCGACAACTGGCGCACGCTGCTCGCGCAGTTTATCGACGAACGCCGCGACCGCGCGTTTGAATGGGGCAGCCATGACTGCTGTTTATTCGCTGCCGACTGGATCAAGACAGCAACCGGATACGATCTCGCAGACGGATTTCGCGGACGATACAATTCGGCACTCGGTGCGCATCGTCTCACCGCCTCTCTTGGCGGCCTAGTGCCTTTCGTGGCTCATTGTCTCAAAGAAGTGGCACGGCCTACCTGTGCAAGCCAAGCGACTGCTGGCGACCTGATCGTGCGCGATTCAGGCGACGGTGACTGTATCGGAATTGTCCTCGGCGCGCAGTCCGCATTCGTAGCAAAGCACGGTCTGGAATTTTTGCCAACTGGCCTTCAAGCAGACGCTCGTTTCTGGAAACTTTAAGCCATGCCGAATCTGATTGTAAATGCCGCGTATTATCTCTGGCTTGGCCTACAGACGGCAGGCATCGCAATTTCGCAGACCGCAGCGATCTGGGTCGTCAAGACTGTGGCAGTGGTGGGCGCTTCGATGGCGGCCTCAAAGCTGCTCACGCCGAAGATGCCGAGCATGGCCGATTCGCTCGGGTCGCGTGGTCAGATGGTGCGCTCCCCTATTTCTGCGCGTCAGATCATCTACGGTCAGAGCAAGCTGTCTGGCACGGTCGTTTACCTTTCGGTGACCGGAACGAAAAACGAATATCTCCACATGGTGATTGCCGTTGCAGGCCATGAGGTGCAGGAGATCGGCGACGTTTACTTTAACGAAGACTTGGTGCTGACCGGATCGGCAGATGGTAGCGCGACCGGAAAGTACGCTGGCTACGCCGACATTTACAAGAAGCTGGGCGCATCCGGACAAACTGCCTTCTCAACGCTAGTCACCGACACCGCGTCGTTGACCGATGGCAAGTGGACAAGCGATCACAAGCTGACCGGAATTGCGTGCGTTTACGTTCGGCTCAAGTGGAACACCGAGGTGTTCGTTGGTGGCATTCCCAACGTGTCCTTTATCGTAAAGGGCAAAAAGGTCTACGATCCGCGCACGGCGACGACGGCTTACTCTGCAAATCCTGCGCTGTGCTTGCGTGACTACCTCACGTCTTCGCTTGGTCTAGCGATGGCAAGTGCCGAAATCGACGACACCGCCTGCAACGTGGCCGCCAACGTCTGCGACGAGCAGGTGCAGATTCTGCCGCTCTCTCCGACTACCTACGAGAACCGCTACGAAGCACACGGCAGCATCACGACCAGCGAGGCACCGGATGCCGCGATTGCAAAGCTGCTGTCCGCGATGGGCGGTCTGATTGCGTACTCATCTGGCAAGGTGGTAATGTACGCTGCGACGTATCAGATTCCGACTATCAGCCTAAACGAGAAGCACTTCGTCGGGCCGATGTCGGTCACTACTCGCACAAGCGCGCGAGACCGAGTCAACACGGTAAAGGGTGTTTACGTTTCGTCTGATAACCAGTGGCAGCCGGCCGACTTCCCAGTCATCACGTCGACAACCTACGTCACAGAAGACGCCGGGATCAAGTACACGCGCGACGTGTCGCTGCCGTTCACGATCTCGCCGTCGTGCGCGCAGCGGCTCGCGGTTGTTGAACTACGGCGCGCGCGCCAAGAGATCATCCTGACCGCTCGCTTCCGACTTGAGGCGATGCAGTTGCGCGCCGGTGAAACGGTGATGATCTCTAACGCGAAGCTTGGTTGGACGAACAAGGTTTTTGAAGTGATGGAGTGGACCTTCGTTGCCGACGGTCAGCCGCCACAGCTGGCGGTCGACATGACGCTGCGAGAGATGGATTCAACGGTCTACAGCTGGACCGTCTCGGACGAGATCGCAGTTGCGCAGGCACCGAACACGACGCTGCCGAATCCCTTCAGCATCACCGCGCCGACCAACCTAACGCTTGTTGCCGATGGCACGACTCAGCAGTACCAAGCAGATGGTACGGCGTTACCACGCATCCAAGTTTCTTGGTCTGCACCGTCCGAGGAGTTCGTCCAGTCCGGCGGCTTCGTCGGAATCGAGTACAAGGAAAGCACTGCGACGACGTACTTGCAGTGGGCGCGCGTGCCTGGTGACCAGACGCTAGAGTACATTTCAAGCGACGTTCGCATTGGCACGAACTACAACGTGCGCGTTTACAGCGAGTCTTACTTCAAGGTTTCTTCCAGCTACACGACCGCCAGCGTTACCGTTGCGCCAGACACGACCGCGCCATCAGTGCCGACCAGTCTCACCGCGAACATCGGAACCGGCAAGGCAGTCAGCCTCGACTGGGATGATGTAACCGCTCCGGACTTCTCCGAGTATGGCATCTACCGAAACACGACCGGAGTGACGCCGGCCAGTTCTACGTTCAATAAGATTGCCGAAGCGCGCAGTTCGCGGTTCTTTGATGCCGAGGTCAATGTCGGAACGACGTACTACTACTGGGTAAATGCTTACGACCGACTGGAGAACGTCTCGGGCTTCTCCAATCGCGCGCAGGCCACGCCGCAGGCCATCACGTCGTCGCCTGACCTCACGCCGCCTAATACGCCCAGCGCTCCGACCTTCATCAGCGAGCGCGTCTACGAGTCCAGCGACGGCACGACGAGCGCCGCGATCTCGATCACTGTTCCTGGCCTGCCGACTGGTGGTATCGCGCTGGATATCTTGAGCCGTATCAGCGGAACGAGCGGCTACAAGACCGAGGGCCAAGTCGATTCGGCAACGGCCACGGCCTTTGAGATCGACGACTTGGTGCCCGGAATCACTTACGAGTTCGCGTGCCGTGCAGTCAACACGGCTGGCATCTTCTCCGCAGTTTCGACCGCGTTAACTCGGACAGCACCGAGCGACACAATCGCGCCTAATGCACCAACCGGACTTAATGCCGCGGTGGGTACGGGCCGAGCGGTCTCCCTCTCGTGGACGGCAGTTACGGCCAACGACATTTTTGAGTACGGCGTGTACCGCAACACGACGGGCGTGACGCCGGCAACTACTGCCACAAACAAGATTGCCGAGGTCGGCGCTGACCGCTTCGTCGACACGACGGTAAACTTCGGTACGACGTATTACTACTGGGTTAACGCCATTGACGCGACCGAGAACTACTCGGCCTTCTCGTCCTCGGTCAACGCTACTCCGGTCGTCGTCACGTCTGGTTCGATTGACTCCACCGCACCATCTGATCCGACGGCGTTAACCAAGATCAGCGACAGCATCTATCTAGCCAGCGATGGTGGCGCTCGCGTTCTCGTCACCGTGACTGTTGCCGCGCTGCCTTCTGGCGCTCGCATCCAGAACATCCTTTACCGGAAGCAAGGGGCTGCGACTGGCTACGAGATCGCCGGCCAGTTCGGAAACTCTGGCGCTATCTCTGCGGTTCTCGATGACCTAACGCCTGGCGTCACCTACGACATCGCATCGCAGGCTTGGTCGTTTACGAACATTCCGAGCAACGTCGTGACGGCTGCGTTCTCGCCGTATCTCGCGACCGCTTCAACGTCTGCACCTGCGACTCCTACGGGCGGCACGATCAGTGGCGATAATGTTAAGCCAGCATACTTTCCCGGCACGCAGGTCTTCCTATTCGGGACAAGAGTCGGATGGACGCCGAACACTGAACGAGACTTGGCCTATTACGAGGTCAAGGGAACTCTCAACAACTCAGACAGCGACACAAACTACTCGTGGACGCCTAACGACGGAGCCAACAGTTTCGTCCAAACGCGCGACACGTTTTGTTATCTGTACAATGGTTCCTTGAACGCCGGCTTCATTCGCGTTCGCGCCGTGAATCGCGCAGGCGTTGCCTCAAGCTGGGCATATCTTGGAAATGCGAATCAAATTGGGAACTCCTCGATTGGCACTGGCGACATTGCCGCGCAGGACAAAAGCAACGTCAATCTGACCGGAGGAACCGTTGCCAGCGTAACCATGAACGCCGTCTCCATTACGGCGACCAAGGTCAAGGTGCCGATCACGGTATCGGGCACGCAGTATCGCGGCCTTGAGGCCAACGAAACGACGGCTGTGGACGTGTACGCGGTCAACCTGCGCGTCTACGATAACACCACCACTCAGAAGTTCCGCGTCGATAACGCCACAGGCGAACTTTACGTCCAGTCTAGTAAGGTGGTATCCACCCGGTACGCGACAACCCCAACGACGCTCAACGAAGTCATCTCCGCACTACAGCATCACGGCCTCGTTCCGTAACCTATGGCACTCAAACTTTCCATCACCCTTCCGAACGGCGCGACTGGCGACTACCTCCGACTGACCAGCGTCGAGTGGGACCGCAACCTCGGCAGCGCACTGGGTTACCTCGCGCTGTATCTCAACGCTGCGCAGGCTGCCTCTGCTCCGGCCTATCCGCTCGGCCTAGTGGCACAGCTGAACGTACGCGACGATATCTTCGCGCAGTACCTCAGCAACTCAGCGCTGAATGGTGCCAATGACCGACTGCTCGCGCAGATGTACGCTGTCGCAAAGAACGAGCCGAGGTGCGTGAAGGTGCTGAACGGCGTCACGCTGCCTGACCTAGCGCAGGCCGAGGATGTCTAGAGGACGCCGCTTTGTAGTCGCAGCTGACAACCACGGCGACCAGTTCGACGAGGTGACGCAGCGTGCGCTGCTGGCGTTCATCAAGGACTTCCGGCCAGAGATCCGCATTCACGCTGGCGACTGTTGGGACTTTCGCAACCTGCGCAAGGGAGCATCTGAGGAGGAGAAGATGCACAGCCTTGAGGACGACTGGACGGCCGGCGTCGAGTGGATTCGCGCTTACTTCGACGGTGGCAAAGAGAACCACTTCCTGAGAGGTAACCACGACGAGAGACTTTACCGCTTGGCCGATAGCGCGAGCGGCCTTGCAGCAGACTACGCACGCGAGGGCATTAAGCGCATCGCTCGTGTAATTCACGGCGCAAAGGCTAAGATGCTGCCTTACGATTCTCGGCTGGGCGTACTGAGGCTAGGCCATCTGCGTGTCGTCCATGGCTACTTTGCCGGCCTCGGCGCTGCTCGTCGTCACGCCATTGCGTATGGCAACTGCCTGTTCGGTCACGTCCACGCTACCGACTCAGCGCCAGTCGAGAGTATCGAAGGCCCAGCCGAGGCGCGCGGCATTGGCTGCTGCTGCCGCATCGACATGAGCTACAACGCACACATGGTTTCGAAGTTGCGCCACGACAATGCCTGGTGCTACGGCGTACTATTCGACGACGGTACCTATCAGCTTTTCCAGAGTAAAAAAATCGGAGGATCATTCTATGCCGCGCAAACCATCCAGCGGTACTGACGCCTGGGCAAAGCTACTGGCCGAGGCTGTGCTGCGTTCTGAGCGTCTGCCAGTCGGCGACGGGTGGCTGACCGTAGCGGAGATTTGCACGCGCCACAAGCTCGGCATGGACCGCGCCTACTCGGTTGTTCGCGATGCGTTGCAAGCAGGCAAGCTGGAGAAATTTGAGGGCAACGTGCGCGACGGCTCACGACTGCGCAAGCGCGTCTGGTACCGACCGACCTAATGGACCGACCGCCACAGTTTGCACTCGGTGAACTGGTGCGGTCACGCATTGACCCATCCTGTGGTTACGTTGTAGTCGGCCACGTCTACCGAGCGGCAACGATTGACTACCTCGTGGCTGATCCGTCTGGCTGCGAGGAGGTGCGCAGCGACCTAGAGCTAGAGTCTGGCGAGCGACAGAAGGATCCGTGCGCGATTGATTAATTGCGTAAGTCGTTGATCTCTGGCTTGCTGCAATATTCGGATAAAATCCGAAAGAATCTGCTTGCAGCGCTAGCGTCGGGCTGCTTTGTTCTGGGTACACAAACGACAACCCATGAGCAATCAACGCACCTACTCACTGACCGGCCTAGCCAAGTTTGTTCTGCGCCATAACTTAACCGGCTGCTACTATCTGCAGGGACTCGGATTCCGTGCATCCCTTGACAAGGCATCTCGGATCTCAGAGTGCGATATGACCGCATTCGAAATTGCGATCCGTTACACATGGGGTGGCAATTTTAGCGTAGTTCAAATTGGAAACTAAACTTAAAGTCATGCGCACGCTTGTCATCCTCGCGCTGCTGACCAGCGCAGTCCACGCAGCACCGCCCGAGTCGTTCTGGCGCGCGCTGCACGTCGTCGAGAGTAGCGGCCGTCGCACTGGCCTGATCCTTGGCGATCAAAACCGGAGCCGCGGACCGCTGCAGATCATGCGCGGCTATCACGCCGACTCGCGCGTGGCTGGTGCTTATGAGCAGGTCGATGATCTGGCATACAGCCGGAAGGTCGTGACCGCCTATCTCAAGCGCTACGCACCGAAAGCGTGGGCGGCCGGCGATATCGAGACCTTGGCGCGCATCCATAATGGCGGACCTAGAGGCCACTCAAAGCCGCAGACCAAAGCCTACGCCGAGCGTGTCCGGAGGGCGATGCGATGAGAGGCGGCACTCGCACAGGCGCAGGTCGCAAGCCGTCACCAGCCGGCGCGAAGGTTATGATTCCTTGGCGCATTGACCCTCGCCTTATTGAACGCATCCGCTGGGCGGCCGCAGTCCGCGGCATTCAGCCGGCAACCTTCCTCGAGCAGATTATCGCACGCAATGCTCCCTCAGTCTAAAATCTCACTGGTCATCACGACCAAGCAACTCAAGCAGCTGCAAGCCATGGCGGCCGAGCGGCAACTAAGCGTTAGCGATGTGGTCCGCGAGGCCATACGCGCCGCACTGGAGAAACGGTGAATGCTGCACTTATTTGTTCTGTCATCATCGGCGCCGTCAGTTTGGCCGCTTCTGTCCACGTCCTCGTACGCGCACGCCGTATCTACCGTGTCTATCGCTGGCGCAAACTCTCACAAGTTGTCGACCCAATAAATCTCGATGCCCTCCGCCCAAGAAGCCGCGTCCTGCCTCCGGTTTATGGAACGCGCCGCAGAGACCTGGAAGAAGAAGGAAGCATTGGCCGAGAAGGAAAAGGCCGAGATGCGAAAGCTGATCAAGCGCAACGCGGTCAAAGTAAATGGGGATCACAGCAAACCCATCGCGTCTCACCGTTCAAAGATCGCACTGACTCCGGAGCAGGAGGCGCTGTTTGATCAGGCCGACGCCGAAGGATGGACCACGCGCGAACTAGCAAAGCGAGTCGGACTGCACTACGCATCAACATGGACGCATCGGACCAATCGTCAGGAGCGCCAGCGCATTTTGAAACGCTCACTCCCGAAGCCTGCGACCGACTCCTCCACGCCGCCCGACAGCGTGCCGTTTACCGAATAGACCGGATCAAACTTTCCGTCATGGAACACAACACACCAACGCCCGAGCAGGTCAGCGTTCTACTCGCTCCGGCACTCAGTCGACTGAAGAACGCGATACCCGGTGCGAACTACCACTCGCTTACCGTTACGATCAACAACGAGGGCACGGTCTGGTTTACTACTGGAATCCGAGTAGGCGAAGAATACCTCGCATCGCATGTGTTCGAAGACGCGAACGAGGCGATCCGTTATCTTACCACGAAGTGCGCTGGCGAACTGCGCGAACGTGCGGCCAAGCTACTTGTGCGTGCTGATGCACTGGAAGGCGGTGCGCTGTGATTCCCCTTACAACGCCTAGCGCGTTTAAGCCTGGGCAAGCCTGTGCTGTCGCCGGAATGAGTGCCGACTACTATCGGAAGCAGGACGGACTCACGCAAAGCGAGATCAACCGCTTCGCTGACTCTCCGGCGCTATACAAGTACGTCGAGGTCGAGCGATCCGCGGCGATGGACTACGGCACGGCGTTGCACGCGCTGCTGCTAGAGAACCGCACCGAGTACGTCATCAAGCCTGCGACGTACGGGCCAGACGAAAAGCCATGGCACGGCGCTGCCAAGGAGTGCAAGGAGTGGATGGCACGCCACGAAGGCAGGCTAATCTTCTCCGCAGATCAGGCAGACGCGCTGGAGTCAGCCGTGCGCCACGCACAGCACCACGAACTGGTTAAGCATCTGCTGGCCGGAGCGCAGACTGAGCTGTCGGTGTTCGGATGTACACAAGCCGGACTGATCTGGGGCAAAGGCCGCATGGATGCTGTGAACTGCCGAGGTGATCGCGTGCAGGTTATCGACATCAAGACGACGCAGGATGCGCGACTGTCTGCGTTCTCGCGCACTGTCCTTCAACGTGGCTACCATCGGCAGGCCGCATGGTATCGTCGGCTGATCCGCCAGTTCGTCGAGGAGACCGTAATGCACGAGCACTGGCTAATTGCCATTGAGGCCGAGCCGATCCCGCGCGTGAACGTCTGGAAGCTGGCGACCGAGGCAATCGACCTGGGCGATACCGAGATCGACGACCTCCTAGAGAAGCTGGCCGACTGCAAATCTACTGGCCGCTGGCCTGACTACCACGACAAGGACGTCGGACTCATGGGTACGATTGATCTGCCTAAGTGGGTCTACGGCGACACCGAACAACTCAGCGGGATGACGAAAGGAACTGCGCAATGAGTACCGACGACACAACGACACCGAACAACGCAAAGGTCTTCACCGGCCTGTCCGGTATGCTCCGGACCTCACCGTGGCTCGCCAGCGAGGACTTGGTCGGACTTGGCGACGTGCCGGCCGAGATTGAGGACGTGCTGCTCTATGACGAAGTCGCCTTCGACAAGGGGCGCAAGGAGAAGAACGTTCCGGCGCTGAAGTTCAAGGGCAAGGCCAAGCAGCTGGTGCTCCGCACGAGTGCCAACCGTCGCGCGCTGGTCCGAATGTTCGGTGCCAATACGCAAGCATGGCGAGGCCAGACCATTTACCTTTACCACGATCCGGAGGTCCGCTTTGGCGGTCGCGCGGTCGGTGGAATTCGCATCAAAGAAGTTTCCGCATGAACCAACAATACGACAACGAACTGAAGTTCCGCCTTTTCAAAAACGACAAGGGGGGCAACGAGAAGCGCCCAGACTACCGCGGAGA